AACTTGAGTGCAGTAAAGACTACTAAAACATATATCTTAAAAGCTCTAGTAAAATTGAATAAGTTCAACAATCGGTTTAGCGAAGATGAAAAAAGAAAATTGGTTAGTAGTTTAAGTGTGACTGTACAGGTATTACAGATAATCGAAGAAGCTTTAGAAGAATCTACAGGTAGATAAATGCTAGAAAAGAAGATAGAAAAAAAGCTTAAAGAAGAAGTAGAAAAAATAGGCGGTTTATGTGTAAAACTAGTAAGTCAAAATCAAAATGGAATACCTGACCGCCTAGTAATACTTCCAGATGGACGAGTATATTTTATAGAACTTAAAAAAACAAATGGAGTTTTATCAAAAGTACAAAAATATCAACAGACAAGATTAAGAAAACTAAACCAAAAAGTGAAAACAATTTGGACGTTAGAAGAAGTAGAGGAGTTTATAAGTGAAGTTCAATCCACATAACTATCAGGAAAAAGCAAAAAACTTTATATTAGATAATCCAAAGTGTGGATTATTTCTAGATATGGGATTAGGTAAAACTGTTACTAGTCTTACAGCTATTGATCTTTTAATTAATGATAGTTTTGAAATAGGTAGAGTACTTGTAATAGCTCCAAAAAGAGTAGCAGAAGACACATGGACTGAAGAATATAAGAAATGGGATCATCTGAAAAATCTAACGATAAGTCCCGTACTTGGCAATCCCAAGAAAAGATCAGAAGCCTTAGAAAAAGAAGCGGATATCTATATCATAACTAGGGATAACGTCACTTGGCTTGTGGATAGCTTAAAAGATAAAGAGTTTCCATTTGATACTTTAATTATTGATGAGCTATCCAGCTTCAAAAATCATGCTTCACAAAGATTTAAAAAGTTAAAAACAATTACTCCATACTTTAAAAGAGTAATAGGGCTAACTGGAACTCCAGCACCTAATAGTTATATGGACTTATGGAGTCAGATTTATCTTTTAGATCGTGGAGAAAGATTAGGAAAGAATATAACTGCATACAGAAAAACATATTTTAACGCTTATAATCGAGGAATGTTTACAGAATACAAACTAAGAGATGGAGCAAAAGAAGAAATAGACTCTAAATTATCTGATATCTGTATAAGTATGAAAGCTAAAGATTATTTACCTGAGCTTAAAGAGCCTGTATTAGTCGACCGATATGCAAAATTAAATGATAAGGAATATAAGCAATACAAACAATTAGAAAAAGAGGCTTTATTAGAATTTCAAGACGAACAGATAGTCGCTTTAAGTGCAGGAGCAGTAACAAATAAGCTTTTACAACTATCAAATGGAGCAGTATATAACGAAAAAGGCGAATATAAAGTAATACACGATAGAAAATTAGATTTATTAGATGAGTTAGTAGAAGAAGCACAAGATGAGAATATCCTAGTATTTTACAGCTTTAAAAGCGATTTAGATAGAATACAAAAAAGATATCCCGACTCTATAAAAATAACAGATAAAGACGCGATTAAAAATTGGAATGAAAATAAAATTAAAATGCTTTTAGCTCATCCAGCAAGTGCGGGGCATGGACTAAATCTACAAGCTGGAGGGTCTATAATCGTTTGGTTTGGGTTACCTTGGAGTTTAGAGTTATATCAACAAGCAAATGCAAGACTACAACGTCAAGGACAAAAAGACCTTGTAAGGATATATAGGCTTTTAACAGATAAAACAATCGATAATAAAGTTAAAGATGTATTATCAGGAAAAGATATTAGACAAGAAGAGTTATTAAAAAGTTTAAAGGCTGAGATAATTTAACATTATTTTGAGGTATAGAGTAGCTCGCAATTGAGTAAATATTTTGAAGGAGTATAAAAAATGAGATGCCCATATTGTTATGGAGAAGATTCAGAAGTTAAAGATAGTAGGCCTGTGGATTGGAAGCAAAAAGTCAAAAGAAGAAGACGATGTAAAAATTGTGGGAAAAAATTTACGACATACGAATTATATGAATTTGAAACTGGTATGAGCATAGATAAAGAATACCTTAGTAATCTATTAGGTTATGCTATTGACCATTTAAATAGTGTAATAGAAACATTAAATCGTAAATAATCGCACGAAATGTAGCTTAAAAAAGATTAAAAATAAACGTAGGAGTTTTAATATTATGTATTTACAGTTTGAAGCGACATATAAGAATAATATGGAAGATGAGTTTATGAACGTATTTGTATATGATTTTATTGACGTTTTACAGTATCGAGATTGGTGGGATATAGGTAAAATTTCAGAAGAAAAATATAGAAAGAAATTAAGAGATTTTAAGCAGAAATGGTTTGAGAATATTGATGAAGTACGAGCTGACATAATTGAAAATATAAAAAATGAAGCTATTGAGAAGATAAGAACTATATGAAAAAATTTATGATTAATAAAAATGAATGAATATGAAACTACAGAAGATAGACTAACAATTGAACACGCGGTAATGCTATTAGCTATCAGACTATTAAGAAAATCAAAATATTCTGATAGCGAAATAGCAGAAACTTTATATTACAATTCAGAAGATTTTACAGAAAGTGAAATAGACTATTTTATAGAAAAGGAGCGAAATTTATATGAGTAATTTAGCAAGATATGACGAAGTTATAAAAGAAGCTAGAGATATTTTTGAGAGAAAAAATAATGATTATGGAAATAGCTTTAGTGAGCAGTATAGTAAGTTTGGGTTAACTTCTTCGGCTATTAGGATTTATGATAAAACTAGTAGGCTGGTTAGTCTAGTTGATAAAAAGGCTGAGGTAGAAGACGAGTCGATTAGAGATACATTAATCGATTTAGCTAATTATTCGATTATGACTGTTATGGAGATGGACAAACTTAAAATATGGGAGCCAGCGAGCTTTACCTGTGCGGTAACTGTAGATGGTAAAATGCACCCATTCAACCATGTAGACTCGGCTAAATTTTGGATGGACGACGAAGAGGTCGAAGAGGAAGAAAAGGACGAAGAATATGATGAAGAATATGATGATAAATTTATTGATAGCATTAAACATAGGAATGCTATAGATAATAATAAAGGTATAGATGTGTATGAGTATTTATTACAACGAGCTTATGAGGAGGAAATTCGAATCAATGATGAAGAAGGTAAATCAGATGAGGAGATATTATTAGCAGACGCGGAATTAGTTGGCGGGATAGATAAATTAAAAGATATGACAGGTGATATTATTAAAAACCGTCATGTTTATAAGCTTGTAAATCCAAATCTTAATGTTCGGGGTAGTAGGATTTATGGATATAAAGTCATTGTTGATGGAATATTAAAAGGTACGTTAGACTTATCTGATTATATAGCTACTGAAGTTAGATAATAAACAAGGAGGGCTACTAATTGACGGAGAATGAATTAAAAAAGCTTAAAAAATTAAATAGACTGATTGAGAGTAATCTAAGACAGAAAGAGGAGCTACAATCTCTTTTAGATTCTATTAGCAGTCCATCTTTATGCACAGATAAAGTTAAAACTTCTAAAATAAGTAATAGTAAACTTGAAGACCGAATAACTAAATTTTTGGATTTGGAAAAAGTTATTGATGATCAGATTGATGAGTTAGTAGATAGAAAAACTAAAGCTAAATTAGAGTTTGCTAAACTCACTTCAGAAGCACAACTTATTATGGAATTAAGATATATTGAAGATAAAAGCTGGGAGGAAATTCAAATCGATACGGGGTATTCAGAAAGAGCGGTTCATGAAATACATAATAAGGCTAAAAAGGATTTAACTAAAATTGGATAAAAAAGACGCTTATCATAGTCTAGCAAATGCTATTATAATTCAAGCTTATAAAGATTTAAAAGCACTACTACTCAAAAGAAAAAGGATAATCTATAAAATTGAGAATGGTAGAAATACTAAATATAATCGTGAAGCCTTATTAAATAACGAAATAGCTATAAAACGAATACTTTATTTTTTTGATAGTGAATATTATTCTTGCCTTACTACAGTAAACGCTAGTTATTTACTTAAAGATTTAGAAGAACTAAAAACATTGCAGTAAAATGCAGTTTTTTGCAGTAAAATGCAGTCTTTTTTTGTGATATGGTTAAGATGAACTAATATACTTAGTAAATATTAATTAGGATTTTGACGGATGTACCATAAATTCCTCCTATAAAGCAAAAGGAACCCTTTAATTGAGGGTTCTTTTTGTATAAAGATTTAAAAATTAGATGGCGTGTATGATGTTACAGAATATATCACACATAAGGGAATAAGTCGTAGTTGGCGGGGACGGGCTTAAATATCTAATTAATTTAACCTATTAGGGATAAAACAATTGATAAAAATTAAAAAAGTAAAAAGAGGCTGGATATTATATAACTCTTCTGGTGGGTACGAACATCATTCTCACTTTAGAAATAAGAAGAGTGCAAATAAGTGTAAGTGCTTATTAAATAAAGGTATACTACCAAGCCAGCCTTATTTTCAGGAAAGTGCTAGAAGGCTATTTTCTGATAAAGAATATAAGCAGTTAGAGAGAAAGCATCAAAAAGAAAAATACATAAATGTTCAGAAAGGTAGGTGAGATAAATGGGAACGAGAAAATATAGTAAGAAATTTAAGGGTGATCTTTTAAGAGCTTTTGAAGAGTATGTAGATAATACTGAAATACCTGTTATAGCAGAATTTGCATATAAAAATAAAATTCCTAGATCTACTTTATATGAATTTAAAGAATTTGAGTATATGAGACAGATTTGCATAGATAAAAAAGAAGCGAATCTAGAAAAATTAGCTTTAACAAAAGAGATAGATTCTTCTATGGCTATATTCAGTCTTAAACAATTAGGTTGGAGCGATAAAAACCAATCTACTATTACTGCTGAAGTTAATAATCCTTTTAAAGATTTAACTTTAGACGAGCTAAGAAAATTAGCTAGTGATGAAAGTGATTAATCCAATTATAAAAAGAGAAGCACAAAAAGAGCTTGCAAGACGCAATCTCTTTTTTTATTGCAAGTTAAAAGCACCAGATTTTTATAAGGAATCAAGAGACTATCTTGTCAAGTTTTGTACAGAATTACAGAACTTTATGACCTCAAAAGATGACGTCCTAGTTATTAATGCCCCACCGAGACATGGTAAGTCTAGGACTGCACAGTTGTTAGTAGAGTGGGCGTTAGGCAATAATCAGAACCTAAAAATAATGACTGGTTCTTATAACGAAACGGTAGCTACTCAATTTTCTAAAGGAGTACGTAACTCAATCCAAGAGATTAGTGCAGATGATGAAAAATTAGTCTATTCTGATATTTTTCCAGGTGTGCAAATTAAAGAGGGTGACGGTGCCGCAAATCTATGGAGTTTAAAAGATGGATATAATAATTATCTTGCTACAAGCCCGACTGGAACTGCTACTGGATTTGGTGCTGATTTACTTATTATTGATGACGTAATCAAAAATTCTAAAGAAGCTAACAATTCTAATATTTTATCTCAGCACTGGGAGTGGTTTAATAACACTATGCTTTCACGTCTTGAATCAGGCGGTAAAATTATTATCATTATGACTCGTTGGCATACTAAGGATTTAGCAGGAAGGATTTTAGATGAGTTTCCTGATATGGGATATAACTTAAGACAGATTAAATTAAAAGCGGTTCAAGATGATGGCTCTATGCTTTGTCCTGAAATTTTAAGTAAAAAAGAATACTTAAGAAAAGTAAAGTCTATGAGTGAGGAGATAGCAAAAGCTAACTATCAACAAGAGCCGATAAATTTAAAAGGCGTGCTATATAGTCACTTTAAGTTATATGACAATGTTCCAGTTGATTTATATGGTAGGGCTAAATTTGATACTATTAAAGCTTATATTGATACGGCTGATACTGGTGAAGATTACTTATGCTCTATAGTCTACGGGGTGTATAATCGTGAAGCTTATATCTTAGATGTTATTTATACAAAAGATAGCATGGAAACAACGGAAATAAGCGTAGCAAAACAGCTAAAGGAATTTGACGTTAATGTTGCAGATATTGAAGGTAATAATGGTGGTCGTGGATTTGCAAGATCAGTAGAGCGAATAACTCAAGAATTAGGTAACTTTAAAACAGTTATTCTTACTTTCCACCAATCTAATAACAAACAATCTAGAATCCTTTCTAATGCGACATGGATAATGACTCATATATATTTCCCATCTAATTGGAGAGATAGATGGCCAGAATACTATAGCTCTATGATGGAATATCAAAAAGAAGGTAAAAATGAACATGATGACGCCCAAGATGCAACTACAGGAATTGCAGAAAAGATGACAGAAGGAGGTGGAATTTATTTTGGATAATGAAAAATCTTTTATATTTAAAATTTATAATGAATATAAAAAGTCGCAAGAATATTTAGATATTATAACGTCTTATGAATATTACAGAGGTAATCAAGATATACTAAAAAAAGAACGTAAAGGTATAGGACCTAATGGAACAACAATAATTTTAAAAAATATTCCTAATAATAGAATTGTGGATAATAGATATTCTATTTTAGTAGACCAGAAAAAGAACTACCTACTTTCTAGACCAATAACTGTAGAATGTGAAGATGCTAGTTATCATGAGGATATAACTACTAATCTTTTTAATAAAAAATTTCAAAAAACTTTAAAAAATCTAGGAGAAGATTCTCTTTTAGCTGATATGGGATATTTATATCCATATATCAATGGTAAGGGGGAGTTTAAAACTACTATATTTGATCCGAGAGAGATCTTACCTATTTGGACTGATATCACGCATTCTAAACTTCAATCTTTTTTAAGATTTTATATAGAAAAAGATTATATGACTGATGAAGATACGGAAATAATCGAACATTATCATATAAATGGTATTACTACTTACAAAGTAGATGGAAGCGATCTTAGATTACTTGGGCAGTCGCCTTACTTTATGTATGGAGATCAGGAGAGAATTTGGGGAGAGATTCCTCTAGTATATTTTAAAAGAAATAGACTAGAACAGCCTTTGTTAAAAATGGTTAAAAGTCTTCAAGATGCTATTAATCTGATTTTATCTAGATTTATGGACGATTCTCAAGAAGATTCTAGAAATACTATTATTACACTTAAAAACTTAGGTGGAGAACAAGGTAATCTTGGAGTTATACGTCAGAAGATGAATGAAGCAGGTATTATAGCAACTACAGGAGATGCTGAAGTAGGAACTTTAGATATTAAGGTAGATCCTAGTAACTATAGAGATATCTTAGAAATACTCAGAAAAGCTATAATCGATAATGGACGGGGTATTGACTCGGATAATGAAATATTTAGAAGTGCTCCTAATCAAATGGCTATTACTTCAATGTATAGTGAAATCGATATGGATTCTGATGATATGGCTACTGAATTTAGTGTTTCTCTGCATAAATTATTAGATTTTTATGACCTAGCTAATGGAATTGTAGAAAGACCAGAGATAGATTTTATATTTGATAAGGATATTCTTATAAACGAAAATTCTACTATAGAAAATGCTAGAAACTCTTTAGGTATTATATCTAATAGAACTATTTTAGCTAACCACCCTTGGGTAGGTGATGTTACTCAAGAGTTAGAATTTATTAAAGAAGAGAGAAAAGAAGCGTTTAATGAGTTAGATGACTACCCTATTAATTTTAATCAGTTAGAAGATGATATCAGATGAAATACTGGCAAAAAAGATTAATAGAGCAATCTGAAAACTTATATGATACCAGTACTCAATATTTAGATGAATTATATGATTTATATTTTTATACTTCCAGAGATATTAATATGAGAATTCAAAGATTAATTGATGGTATGAGTGATATAAATTATGCAGAAGCGATTAAGAGCTTAAACGAGGAAGAGTTAAAGTTTGTAAAAGAAGATTTAAAAGATTTTAGAGAAAAAAGTAAGGGTGTGATAACTCCTGAAATTGATAGAGAGTTAGATATCATCTCTAGACGTGTTAGAATATCACGTCTACAAGCTATGGAAGTAGAAATTAAAGCTAGAACTTTTGAACTTTTGACTAGAGAAGAAGCTCTACTTTTTAGTTATCTTATAAAGACGTATGAAACTAAGTACACAGGTTTAACTAGTGAGCTTAGTAGGTTTACAGGATATAAACATATTGATTCTGTCAATTCTAATTTAATAAAAGCGGTTATCGAAAACCCTTGGGCAGAAGACGGTAAAAATTTTAGTAAAAGAATTTGGGATAGGCGGGATAAACTTGTTGTTTCATTAAATAATGAGCTGAAAACTGGTATTGTTACTGGTAAAAACCCTAATGATATTATAAAAAGTTTATCTAATAAATTTAATGTTAGTAAATCTCAAGCTAAAAGATTAGTTATTACTGAAAATACTGCTATACAGTCCAGGGCTAACTTTAACGCTTTTAAGGATATGGGAGTTAGTGAGTATGAGATTTTTATTACTTTAGATAATAGAACATCAGATATTTGTAGAGATTTAGAAGGTAAGATTTTTAAAATCAAGGATTATCAAGTTGGTGTTACAGCTCCACCATTTCACCCTAACTGTAGATCAGTGGCAGTGCCTTTTTTTGATGATGATATCCAAAAAGAAATAGAAAAAGATAGAATGTCTAGAAATGAACGTGGTAAGTCAGTCAGAGTTAAGGATATGAGCTATAAAGAATGGAAAAAGCAAGTTATAAATAATTAAATATAAACAGAACCTCTCCACGCTTAGTGTTTATACATGCGGACCAGGGAGAGGGCTTTTTATATATTCGTCCTAATCATGACGATAAACTGATTATTTTTTATACGCTAATACACGAGCGATATCGTGGATAATTACGCAACTATGCGAAAAATAGGAGGTAGAAATGAACAAAGATAAGTTATTAGAATTAGGACTGACAGAAGAACAAACGAATAAAGTATTAGAACTTAATAAAAACTTCATACCTAAGTACAGATATGATGAGGTAGCTAGTGAAAGGGATGACTTAAAAGATCAGATTAAAGATAGAGATGAACAACTAAAAAATCTATCTCAGAATGCTGAAGTGACTGATAGCCTTAAAAAAGAAATTGAAGACCTTAAAACTAAGAATAAAGAGTCTAAACAAGAATATGAGGCTAAGTTAGAGCAAGTTAAGAAAGATAATGCTATTGATAATTACCTACATAATGCTGATGTTAAGAATGTAGGAGCAGTTAAAAAATTACTAGACCTTGAGTCTGTAGAATTTAAAGATGAAAAGTTAAGTGGATTAGATAAACAACTGGAAAGCTTAAAAGAAGATGAGAGTTTATCATCTCTTTTTAATCGTTCAGAGAGTTTTCAAAATCCATTAAGAGGTCAAGATCCTAGAAATTCTAATCAAGAGAACAAACCTAAGGGGATATTTGAAGAACTTAGGGATTTGGAAAGTAAGCAAGAAGCGGAAAATAACGGATACAACCCATGGGGTTAAAGGAGATTAATTATGCTATTAAAAGAAACTAAATTTTCTAATGAAAATCAAATTTTAGCCTATGCTTTACCATTAGTAACAGAATCAGTTACTTTAAAACAAGGTTTAGGTGAAGATGAAAACGGTAGAAAAATTGCTAAAGCTGGTACGATTATACCTTCTAATGATGCAAAGGCTAAAGGTATTTTATTATCGGATATTGATACTACTGATGGAGATGTTGAAGCGTCTATTATTATTGAAGGATATGTTTATGAGGAAAAACTTCCAGCAAAACCATCTGCAGAAGCTGTTACAGCTATGAAAGAAATTAAATACGTGGTTAGATAAGGAGGATATAATTAATGAATTTAGCAGATTTAATATTATCAGAACAAAGAATAGATCTTAGAGAATACACAAGACAAAAACAAGAAGAGCCTAATCTAGGTAATTTATTATTCCCATCAATTAAACAGTCTGAACTGACTATAGGAATGATTAAAGGGGCTAATAAAAAGTCTGTTACAGCTCAAGTATATGCACCAGATTCAACAACTAAATTATCTGGAAGAGATGAAATATCGACTATTGTGTTAGATATGGCATTAGTTAAAGATTCTAAAAGACTTAATGAAAGAGATCTTTTATACTTAGCTAATCCTAGAACTCAAGCTGAAAGAAATGAAACAATTTTAAAGATATTTGATGATGTTACTAATACTATTGATTCAGTTTATAGAAGAATTAACATGATGAGATTTGAGGTTTTACAAACTGGTAAACTTACTCTAAATGAAAATGGAGTTAAAGGGACTATTGACTATGGTATGCCAGCTAATCACCAAGTAACTTTAGCGACTGCTAAACAATGGGGAAAAGATGGTTCTACACCTTTAGAAGATATCTTTACATGGACTGATACGATTGTAGCTGACCAAGGAGTACTTCCTACTAGAGCGATTACTGATAAAGGTACTTTATCATTACTTTTAAGAGATCCAGCTATTAAAAAAGCTATCAATGGTGTAAATGCTGATAAAATGCTAACAAGACAAGAATTAAATGCTTTTTTAGCTCAACAAGATTTACCTCAACTTATCTCTTATGATGAAAAATATATAGATTTTAACGGTAAAAGTGTGAATCTTATTACTCCAGGTAATTTTATCTTATTACCAGAAGGTAAATTAGGAAATACTTATTTCGGACCAACTGCTGAAGAATTAGAATTAGTAGGTAAGTCTGGAATAGAGTCTACTTCAAGAGATTTTATTACTTCTGTTATCTATAGACAAGAAGACCCAGTAGGTAGAATTACAAAATCTGTTGCTAGAGCTATTCCTACATTTGAAGCTGGTAATGAAGTTTTTGTTGCGAAAGTAAGATAGGAAGATTAGATGATAGAGAAAATAGACTTTGATTTCATAGTGAAGCATATAGAGTTATTAGGCTTTGATACTCCAGAGTCTATTAACTCTATTATTTTTGTTTCAGAAAGACTTCTTTTAACTTTACAAGAAGCGTGCGTAAGAACTGAATTTCCAAAAGAAGCCTATAGACATATAGAGCTTATGATTGCCTATCAATACGGTTTAGATGAGATTGACCGACTAGACAGGCAAGCTATAGATGATAATCCAGCTAGTTTAAGTAATGCTAAGGCTATATCTGTGGAGAATACTAGAGTAGAATTTAACTCTAATGCTGATGGCGGTAGTGCTAAGTCTAAATGGGCTGACTTAAAGAATAAAATTATTGATGAGTATGATAATGAAATAAAGATATTTATCAATCGATATAGGAAGTTAGTATGGTAGGGCTTATAGATCATAGAGCATACCAGTATCAACTAGAACAGTTATATGAAGATACGGTTTCTGCTTTTATAACAAGATATGAAAAAGACCATAGAACGAAGGCTCAAAAAGAATTAAAAAAACAAGTAGTTTTTGATGAACCTTGTCTTTTAAGTTTCAATTCCACGTCTCATCAAAATTCAGAGACAGGTAATACAGATTTAACTAGATCTGATTGTATAACTACAGGCCCTGATGTTGACATTCCCGAGGGCTCAATTGTTATAGTAACTAAATCTACTGGTCATGAGTATGTGTATAGTATTGCAGATAAACCGTCAATACACCCATCTCATAGACGCTATGCTCTTAGTTTAGTGGAGGTAAGTTAATTTGGATATAGATGTAAAAGGCTATATTGAAGCTAAAAAAGCTTTAGAAAAATATAGAGATGATATAGATAAAGCTATAAAATTAGCAGTTAATGAAGCTAGTCTTAGATTATTTAGATCGGTTGTTAAACTAACTCCTACTGATACAGGATGGCTAAAAGAAAATTGGAATATCGGAGCGATTAAAAAAGATGGGGATTACTATTACTGTACTATAGATAATGCTGTGGAATATGCTGAATATGTTGAGTGGGGTCATAGGATTGTAAATAGGAATCATGAAGTAGTTGGTTGGAAAGACGGTGAATTTATGCTGAAGATATCTGAATTTAGAGTTGAAAAACAGTTAGATAGGATAGCTAGACGATATCTTAAGGCGGTGGAACCTAAACTATGATTAATTTATTAGAAGGTATAACGAGAAAGCTAGATAGTTTATATCCTGATATACCGATTTATTTAGGTAATCAAAATCAAATTACAGCAACAGAAAGCGAGGTTAATACACCTTGCTTTTTTATTTTTCTAAATCATTCAGAACTATTAAGACATCCAATACATAGATTCTATCTTAGTAACTTAATTAGTATTAATTATTTAAGCTCTGAAGAAGATTCTATGTTTGATCTTGAACGAATTAGATTAGAGCTAATGCTAGGTATGGAGCAAATTTCACTTTATAACAGTGAAAATAATAAGACTATTGGGCTTACTGGCGACAATCTAGAAACTCGTATACGAAATAGAGATATTAGTTTTAGTGCTTATTATAATATCTGGATTGAAGAAGTAGTAGATAAGATATTAATGGAATCTTTAGATCTTGATATGGGAGTAAAACCTACTAAAACTAAAATTGAGATAGAAAAAGAAAAGCTAGAGAAATTAGATGTTAACGATAGGAAAAAGTTAGAAGAAGATATAAAAGCAAAATTAGAAGAAGACTATATGAGAAAACTTAATAAAGATATAGGGGGCTTGAAAAATGGCTGAAAAGAAAGAAACTAATGTAGCTAAAACTCCTAAATTCACAAAAGAGCAGTTCTTAAATTCCACTAATCCAATTGGAAATTTAGATGCTCTTTTTGTTGTTTTAGAGGATAACAAGCTATACACAGAAAGTGAAGCAGAGAAATTATTAAATGACTTTTTAAACAAGGAGGTTAAGTAATGGCTTACGGTGGTGGTAAATGGACTCCTCCAATTATGAATAAAGTTCTGTCTGGTACGTATATCTCTTTTGTATCTAAAGCTAGAGCATCAAATATTTTTGGTGAAAGAGGATACAGTGCAGTAGGACTGTCTTTTGATTATGGATTAGATGATGAAATTATAACTGTAGAAGCTAGTGATTTACAGAGAGAATCTGTAGCTTTATTTGGTCTTGAATATACTGATAATGCTTTACTACCTCTTAGAGAGATGCTTAAAAATGCTAAAACAGTTTATGTATATAAACTAAATAGCGGTGGGAATAAAGCGAGAGCTACTCAAGGATCTATGACGGTTGAGGCGGTACATTCAGGATTAAAAGGTAACGAATTTAGTATTAATATTCAAAACAATATTGACGACCCAGAAACTTTTGACATTGTTATTAGTTTAGGTCAGTTACAAGTGTATAAAGCTGTTGGCTTAAATGCTGATGAAGATGGATTAGCAAAGCTTAATGATAATCCTTATGTAAATTTCAAAGGCGAATTAGAAGCGGTAGTTGGATTAAAACTTGAAGGTGGAACTAATGGTAATGAAACGGTTTCATCTCATACTAGATTTTTAGAATTAATAGAATCTAAGTTTATTAATACTATTGTCTATGCGGGTACTGACGAGTCAATTAAAAGATTGTATGCGTCTTTTGTTGAGAGAAGAAACTATCAAGAAGGCTTTTATTTCCAAGGTGTGCTTTATAATGCTGATGATCCTAACTCTGAACTTATTATTAATGTTGGTGCTCAACCAGTAATTAATAGTAAAAATAAAGATTATGTATCAGAAGGAGAGCTTGCTTATTGGGTAGCTGGTGCAGAAGCGGGAGCTGAGATTAATGAATCTTTAGAAAATACTATTTATAACGGTGAACTTAAAATATCTTCTAAGTTAAAACAGAGGGAACTTATTAGTTCAATTAAAAAAGGAATGTTTATTTTCCATGAAGTAGAAGATAGATACAGAGTTTTACAAGATATTAACTCTTTTACAGATTTTAGCGTGTCTAAAAATGAAGATTTTTCAAAAAATCAAATTATTAGAGTAATTCACGAAATCTCTAATTCAGTAAGTACAATTTTTAATACTAGATATCTAGGAAAAGTTCAAAATGATGAGTTAGGTAGAACTATCCTTTGGAATGATATCCATAATCATGCTACAAAACTACAAGGTATGGGGGCTATTACTGATTTAGAATCTGAAGATATTACTGTAGAGCAAGGGGATACTAAAGATGCTGTTTATGTTAGATATTTAGTAAATCCTACTATGGCTATGGCTAAGCTATACATGTCTATCATTGTCGAGTAAAGGAGGTTACATTAAATGGAAAAATTTCTAGAACGTGGAGATATAATTAATGGCCGTTTCGGTGAAGCGGTTGTAGTTATTGACGGAAATAGAGAGTCTATGTTTTATTTAAAAAACATTAAAGCTCATATAGATTTAGCTAGAGAAGATATACCTAGACTTGGTATTGCTACTAACCTTTCTGTTGGTGGAAGTGCTAAGGGAACGTTTGATGCAAATATGTATTCTGGAACTAAAGTATTTAGAGATATCTTAATAAAATATATGAATGAAAGAATAGAAACACCTTTCGATATTATTTTAGAACAAGATGACCCTAATTATGTCGGTGGTGAAGATAGACTTATTTTAAAGAACTGTTATTTAAATGGTGGAGATGTATTTAAACTTGATGTAGACTCTCCGCACTTAGAACAAGATATTTCAGGTACATTTGAATCAATTGAGATTAGATAAGGAGAATAAATGGGTAAATCATTAAATTATTTTTTCCCTGATAAAGCGGAAAAAAAGGCAGAAAAATTTGAAGTTGTGGCTAGTAAAAGATTTAAAGATGAAGAGGGTAACTATATCCCTTGGTCTTTTAGGCTTTTTAGTGCTAAAGAAATTAATGATATACAGAAAGCTTCTGTTAGAACTACTAATACTAACGGTAAAATTCAAGCATCTACTGATATGGATTATTTAAAAATTAGAGCAATTTTAGAGTCTTTAGAATACCCAAACCTTAAAGATGAAGAACTGCAAAATGCTTATGATGTTATGAGTGATAGAGAGCTGTTAGAGGTTTTACTTGAGGGGAGAGAGCTTGAAAGATTAGGGTCTAGGGTCTTAACTCAACAAGGTTTTATAGATGATATTAATGAAATGATAGGTGAAGCAAAAAACTAATAAAGGAAGACCCCCTTGTCTTCCTTGCTCATCTATTATTTTGGGAAACTCAAGGGAATATCAGATTTGAAGATTTCTTTGCAATGGATGATAGACAAAAAGCTTTCTATATTGCAAGTATGTCGGTTCGTTCTGATGCTCAAGATAAAGCTATGAAAAATGCTAAAAGAAAGGCGGTGAGATAATGTCAATACAAAGTACTATATCAATGATGAATAAGACTACTCCAGTATTAAATTCTATTATTAGTTCTATGGATGCTATTATAAATACTTCTTATGAAGTTAGTAAAACCACTGGGGATATGATTAATACCCAAAGTTTAATGCAAGCTGGGATTGAACTTGATAATGCTAAAAGGAAGCTTTATGAATTAGGGGCAGAAACAACTAATTTACCCCCAGTCCATGAAGGTTATAACCAAAAGATTAAGGAGACTAATGGTTTATTTGATGGTCTTAAAGGTAAGCTTATTGGGATATTTAGTATTTATAAAGCAACGGATTTAGCTAAAAAGTTTGTACAATCTTCTACTGAATTGTCTTTAATCGAATCTAGACTGAATAGAATTATCGGCGAGGGAGAGAACGTGGCGGATGTACAAAATAAAATATTTCAATCGGCTCAAAGATCTAGAGCGGAATATACTTTAACTGCTGATATTGTAGGTAGGTTGGGTACTCAAGCTAAAAATGCTTTTGGTAATACTGACGAATTAATTGCTTTTGCTGAACAGTTAAATAAACAGTTTGTTTTATCGGGTACTGAAGCTCAGGGTATTGAGTCTGTTATGTATAACTTATCTCAAGCTATGGCTATGGGGGTATTAAGAGGTCAAGACTTTAACGCAGTAATGTCTAATGCTCCTTCTATTGCAGAATCTATAGCTAAAGAGATGGGAATTACTCGTGGTCAAGTTAAGGCTATGGCAGATGATGGTAAAATATCGGCTGATATTGTGAAAAAAGCAATGCTTAATATGGCTGAGGAAACTAATCAGGCTTTTGATAAGATTCCTATGAACTGGGAACAGATGGCTATTGTAGGTCGAAATAAAATTATTATGGCTATTCAGCCTATAACTCAACAGTTTATAGCTTTTATGAATACTGCTGATTTTCAAGAGTTTTTTAATAGTATAGTAAACTCATTAGCTACTATGGCTAATTGGGGTGCGGCGGCTCTTCAAATATTGATTCAAGGGTTTGTTAGTCTAAAACCTATACTTCCTGAGATTGCTACTGGACTAGCTATTCTCGCGACTACTATGATAGGGTATAAGGCTATAATGCTTGTTGTAAATATAGTTCAAGCAGGTTTTAGTTCTCAATTATTAATAACTATCGGAATTATCCTAGCTGTTGTTACAGTAATTGGAATGACTATCTCAGCACTTAAAAAGTTGATGGGGGTACAAAAAAATCAATCTGATGAAGCTGTAAGTGGTATGGAACGGATTATGGGGGTGGCTTTTGCTACTGGAGCTGTAATTAAAAATGTCATTACCGCAGTAGTTAATGCTTTTAATTGGGCTGGTGCTAAGATTAATGAAGGAATTAGCATGTTGCTTGGTAAAGTTCTTAAGGTTGCACAGATTGTTGATAAGGTATTAGGAACTGACTATTCAACAAATATCAAAGTCTCTCAAGATATGTTTAAGAAGGCTTCTGTATATGAGAAAAAAGAATATACAAATATAAGAGATGCCTATGCACAAGGTGGGCAGTTTGCAAGAGATCGTGAGGCTCAAAGAAAAGATTTAGAACTTAAAGCACAGAACATAGAAAGTTATAATGATTTAGCTAAAAGAATTGATAGTGGTTTTGGAAATATTGCAGATATTAATCAAGATGGAAATGAAAAACTAAACGGTATAAAAGAGTCTGTTGGGAAATTAGATTGGAAAAATAATAACCTAGCTGATTTAAGAGGCTTAATGGAAACTAGAGCCGTTACAGATTTATCAAAACCTGTAACTTTAGAAATTAATAATAATATTAGCGGTAATAACATTTCTGATACGACTGATATGAAAGAGTTAGCTCAAATTGTTTCTGACAAAATATTTAGTGATGCCCAATTAATTTTGGCTGGAGGTGTTGAGTAATGGTTAATCCATATAAATTATATATCGATGGTATGGAAATACCTATTACTCCCTCTAGTATTGATAATGATATCAATGGACAAAATGAAACCTATAAACTATTAAATGGGGAGACTTTTACTGCTTTAAAACAGTCTAAACTACAGACCTATGAGTTTAGTTTCTATGCTTTTAGTAAAGAGCATCCACAAGTTGAGTTATATACGCCACAAGAGGAAATAATTGCTAAACTTAAGGAGTTAAAGACTGAAAAGAAAGCTTTTGAGTTTGTTATTTTAAGAATGAGTAGCGATCCTAGTTTAAGAAATAGTGTTTGTAAGTTTACAACACTTGAAGACTACTCTATTAAAGAGGATAGCAAATATGGGACGGCTATAATAATTGAGGTTAAGCTACAAGAATATCAGCCTTTAAAGACTATTACTTTTAAAGAAGCTGATACTAGTATTAATGTAGACAAGGTTGAAGTTTTTAAAGAGGAAAAAATAAAGGAAGATACTATACCAACTATTGATGTAGAAATTGAGGTGATTTAGATAGACGGGAAAAAGAAATTTGAAGTTAGAATTTTTAATAATGGTACTATCTACACTCCTCTTATTAAAGGAGCGGTTACGATTACATGGGAAAGAGCTTTTAGAGCTGGTACTCTTGAATTTAATGTCGTTAAGGATCCTGATATTAGTTATGATGAGGGTAACCCAGTAACCTTTTATGTTGACGGTGAATTGCTATTTAAGGGGTATGTTTTTACTAAAACTAGAGATTCTAATCAGATAATAAAAACTACTTGTTATGACTCTATAAGATATCTAAAATCTAATGATACTTATCAATATCAGGAGTTAACTGAAGCGGAATTAATACAGAAAATATGCGCAGATAGGAATTTAGAGGTAGGTGAAATCCAAGATACCTCTTTTAAAATTCCTAAACGTATAGAAGAAAATCAAGAATATCTTAACATGATTAAAGTTGCTCATGATATTACGCTCTCTCAAACGGGGCGTATTTTTAATATGTTTGATGATAAGGGAAAGATATGTCTTAAGGCTTCAGATACTATGATTGTAGATGATAGTCCTATTAGTATTCATAATGTAAATGATTTTGATTATGAAACGTCAATCGATAGAGGTACATATAACAGAATAGTTGTATATTTGGTTGATGATAATGGTAATCAGTTAGCTAAAGAAGTAGTTCAAGATGAAGAGTCTATTAAAAAGTGGGGAGTACTTGAATATACAATTCGTACTAACAATGCTGAAGATGCTGGAAATAAAGCTAAACAGATTTTAGAAGTTGTTAATCGCAAATATAGAAGTCTTAAAATAAAAAAGACTGTAGGAAATGTAAAAGTTAGGGGCGGTAGTATTATTCCAGTAGATTTAGGTGCGATAGGTGATATAACTTTAAATTCTTATATGATTGTAGATAAAGTTGTGCATACTTTTGAAGATGGATATCACTTTATGGATCTAGACGTACAGAATAAGGATATTATGCCGATCGGCGATATAGCTAATATTATTAGGGATAAAGAAAAGCAAAAAGATAATCAGGAATTGCAAAATAGTGATAGTCTTGATATTAGTTTTGATTTAAATGACCCTTCAAGTGGTGCTAAAACTAAGCGTATGATGGCTAGTGCTAAATCAATGTTAGGCTCTCCTTACTCTCAAGCTAAACGTGGTAAAGGTAGATATGTGGATTGCTCATATTTTGTGTGGAAATCTATGAAAGATGCTGGTTATACAGTACCGTCTACTCCTTGGAGTACCTATGATATGGTTAAAAAAGGTAAGTTTGTAAAAATACCATTTAGCGAGGTGCGAGAAGGGGATGTTGGAGTTAAGCCTAAATCTAGTCCTAGATCTAATGATGGCCATACAGTAATTGCGGTAAATAAATCTAAAATAATACATTCTACTCCACCGGTCGCTAAGTATTCTGGTATGGGTAAATATGCAAATTATGGTTGGTATAGACCAATAGGATAGGTGATATAATGGCGAATGATTTAATAGGAATTGTAAATCAACTTATACAAGATAATGATAAAAGGCTTAATAGACAAGAGCTGACTTACTGTGAGTTAACCAGTATTAAACCAGTGACTTTTGTCCCAAAAAATGAAGACCAGAAAAATCTTAAAATAAAAGAAGAGTTTTTAGTCATACCTAAATATAGAGTTTTTATAGAAGATGATATTGGAAAGAGTTTTGTTTTATCAAAAAATGCTGGTGGTCAAACGTACTTTTATATGTATGAAGCTAGTGATCCTCAAGGATCTAATGGAATACCTTATAACTATATAGGTACGCACCATTTTGAGGATGGTAATGTCACTTGCACACTAACTGGTACATGTACGTGTGGAGCTACAACAACTGTTACTGGCGGAGTTATACACTCATACGAAGGACAAGTTACAAACATTGAACATAAACAAAGAAATGAGGAAAAATAAATGGCTAATCTTTTACCTGGTGGAGACAGAGAATATATTCTAGAAGATGTTTTAGAAGTAATAGATATGCCATCTTACACTCATAAGATGTGGATAGAAGAAGAGCGTGTTATCGGTAAAACTGATGGATTAGATGCTATAAAGCAGATGGTTTATAAGTGTATAAATACTGAAAAGGGCGAATATTTTATATATCCGTCTTTTGGTTTAAAAAAGGCAGACCTATTTGGTAAGCCTAAAGAGTATGCTTTTGCGGTTTTAACTAGAAGAATTGATGAGGCTCTTATGCAAGATGATAGAATTGCTAGGGTTGATAACTTTATTTATTTAAAGGAGTTATCAACTTATAATAATTTAGCTATGACTTTTACAGTGCATATAAAGAAAGGTGTTTTAGATAACGCGGTTGACATAGAAAATTTTGATGTGAAGGAGGTATTTAGTTGGCAAATTTAGAACGTATTACTTATAGACCTCAATTTGCTGATAGGACGTATGAACAGATACTTGAAGAAAACCTATTAAAAGTTCCTAAAAATATTGATAAGCGTGAAGGTTCTATAGTTTATGATGCAATTGCTCCTATGGCGTTAGAAGTTTCTATGTTATACCAGTACATAGATTTTTTATATAAAAACGCTTTTGCTAGCACTGCTAATAGATATTGGCTAATTGAGAGGGCTAAGGAAAGAGGTATTACTCCTTATGAAGCTAGTAAATCTACTATAGTAGGTAAGTTTAATAGAAAAATTGATCAAGGTGAAAAGTTTATAATAGATGGTAAATATTTTATTATAACTGAGTTTTTAGAAGAGAGGGATAAGCTCTTTTTTTATTTACTACAATCTGAAGGTGTTGGAAGAGATCAAAATATTGAAGGGGGTACGCTTACTCCTATTGGGAGAATTAATAACCTTAAGATCTCAGAGGTTCATAAATTAGCTATACCAGGAGAAAATGCTGAGGCTACAGAAGATTTTAGAGAAAGATATTTTGAGACTATTAAGTTTAATGCTTATGGCGGTAATATTGATGATTATAAGTATAAAACTAAAGCGATTGAAGGTGTAGGTGGTGTTAAAGTTATTCCAGTTTGGAATGGCGGGGGTACTGTTAAACTGATAATAGTTGATAGTGAGAATAACTCTCCTACTGAAGAATTAATTAAAGATGTTCAAGAGAAAATAGATCCTATTCCTTATAAGCAAAAGGGAGTAGGTATCGCTCCTATAGGCCACTATGTTACGGTGGTAGGTGCTAAAAAAACTAATATAGATATAAATGTAAAAATATTAATTGATAAAGAATATCAAAAATCTGATATACAGGAGAATATCAAATTAGAGCTTGAAGAGTATTTTAAAATTATGAGAAGTAATTGGGAAAAATACGATAGTGGCGAATATTTTGAAAATGATATTAGGCTAACTAAGATATTATCTATTATCTTAAATATTGATGGTGTGATAGATTATGAAGGTATAAGCTTCAATGATAATTCAAGAATTTACAAGTTAGAAGATGAGGAGATCCCTTATCTAGGTAATCTAAAGGTTGAGTTTATATGAAAAAAGAAATAAAAAAGTACAATCTAAATGACTTTAATTTTTATGAAGATGAGAACTTAATAAGAATACAAAGAGATGTGGATGTAGGAAAGCATCTACCTCAAGAGATTATCGGTAAAGGTAAAGAGTTTACTAAGATTAGAGAACTAGAAAATTATGAGTTATCTAATCTGTGGATAAGATTTAATAAAACCTTTGAGAACTTCTATATCCAATTATCTGGAGAACAAGGGCTTGGTGATTATGAACAGCTTATTGATTCTGACTTAATCAAAGGTGATCTAGAAGAAAAAAGAAGAATAATATATGCCTTATGGAATATGAGGCGTGTATGGACTCACAGAACGCTAGAAGAATGGTTAAATGAGTATATAGGTCGTGAAAGCTATAGACTTGAGTTTCACTATAATGAATATTATTTAGAGATAAAAGTAATTTTAAAAAATAATAAGAATATACCAAGTAAAATACTTTTAAAGCAGTTAAGAGAAATAATTCCTGCTAATCTCGGCATTTTATGGACTCTAGAATATGAACAATACATCTACTATGCTATGGCTAATCAAGAACGCAAAAAGATAACAGTATATCCACGTGAGGCTGAGGATATTACGGGGAGTTTATTACCTCGTTTTGGGGCTGGTGCTTATGCGTATAAAGTTAAATATAAAGACAAGCCTATTGAGGTATGGACTACTGATAAGTATGGTTTTATGACTGAGGTTACTGGTGTAAATGGGGAGGTGTTAAAATATGACAGAGATACACGATAAACTTTTTGATACTAAGCTACTATCCTATGATGAGAGTACTGGTAAGTATGCGTGGGTTAGTCCTAAGTTATTGACATCTACTATATATAATAAGGATGGGGTAAATTTAGATGATCTATTATCAGTCACACCTGCAGAGCTAACTAAAATGGTAGAGGATATTTTAGAGGGTGCTCCAGAGGCTTATGATACTTTTTTAGAGGTTAGTAAGGATTTAGATAAAAATAAAGACTCGATAACTGAGATTTTTAGGGAGATTGATAAAAGGATAAAAGAACCAGAAGGTAAAAAGGCAGGATATGTGCTTAAGCTTGATAAGGATTTAAATTATGTATTTGCAAAAGATGAGAATACTACTTATGATTTATCGCCTTATGTAAAGAGTAAGGAGTTATCAGATTATGCTTTAAAAACTGATATACCAAAACCGCCTGACTTATCTGGATATGCTAAAACGACAGATATACCTAAGCTACCTGATATGAGTAAATATGCTCAGATTGATAGCAATGGGTTTATTTATATTGATAATTTACCGCCTGAGGCTTTAAAGGATACTACTTATAACCTTGAGCCTTATGCTTTAAAAGATTATGTGGCTAAGTTATATGCTTTAAAGACGGAGATCCCTTTAGTGGATATGTCACCTTATGCGGAAAAAAAAGATTTAGAAAATTATGCTACTAAAGATACAATCACTACCATAAACGGCAAGACTGGTGAAATCTCTAAACAAGATATAATGGCGATTGGAATAATAAATACTACTGCTACTACCTCTAGAGATGGACTTATGTCTAAGGCTGATAAATCTAAATTAGATAATATAGATGAGGAGGCTAACAAGTATATCCACCCTACTAATCATAGTGCCAGTATGATAACGGAAACTGCTGATAAAAAGTTTGTAAGTCAAGCAGATAAAGATAGGTGGGATAAAAAGCAAGATAGTTTAGAACCTTTTAAGCTATCCTATAATGCAGATACAGATACACTAGATATTACTTATGAGGATAAAATATGAAATTTACAAAAGATTATGTAATTGAGGTAGGCGAGATTATAGAGCCTACTGAGATAAGGATAAATAAAAATAATGATTTATTACTGACTAATGGTGTAAGTTATGAGTTTATAACTGATGATGAGATAAAGGTAATGTCTAAAGGCGGATATAGTGGTTTATATATCGAAGGTAGGCACTTTAAACCCGATACTAGATATATTTTAAGCTATAAAATTGAAGTTATAAGTGGAGATTTATCTAAAGTTGGTGGGCATACTGATGCGACTTTTAGTAATAATAATTTAGTTGTCTACTATGATGATAACAAGCCTATAAATGTCGGTAAATATCAATCATCAGCTGATATGAGAGGGCGTAAAAATGCATATTTAAAAATTACTTTTACTACTCCTAGCACTGTAACAAATACTCACAAGATTTATATACAACCTAATCGTGGGATAGCTGGCGATACTACTACTAAGATAAGTAATATCAAGATAGTAGAGATGACAGATAGTATATCGATAACTAGAGATGATAAGATTTTAGCTAGTGAGTTTATTGAGGTGGGCGATCTAAAAGGTAATCGTAACCTCTTATCTAACTCAAGCTTTAATAAAAAACCTCTAACATGGGGAGATGCTAAAGTACAAGTAAATAACAATGTAGCTGATGTAGCTACAGGCGGTAAGTCATCATACGGTGTGATAACTAGCTATGATGACTTTTTTAGTGCTGGTAACTACACCTTAAGTTTTGAGGCTAAAACTGATGATGTAAAGGTGTTTGATTACTGCTATGTGATGAGTAAAAGCGGTAATCAAGGCTTATCTAATATTAATGTAAAGGCTAGTAAAGGTTTTGTTAAGTACTCAATACCCGTAATCTTAAACGTAGATAAAGATAGAGCAGGTGTAATGATAGGCTCTCGTAATGGTACTAGCTTTAAAGTTAAAAATATTAAGCTAGAAAAAGGCGATCAATCTACTAAGTATAGCCCTAGTCCAAAAGATATGGGGATTGATACTGATATAGATAAGTTTGGTATGTATGTAGGCAAAAGAGGTGTAGATGATATGTATATAGTAGCTAATGAGTTTAAGGAGGTTTAAAATGGCACAATTAAAAAAAGGTAGTACGGTAGATGGTAAATTGATAGCGACGGTTGATGATGTAGGTAAAAGTGGTGGGAATTTTGGTAAAAAAGAATTACTAAAGATGTTAGTAGAGCTGACAGACTATTTTACAATGACTCCATTTCATGAATTTTCAGCAACTTACTTTAAAATTAATGTTCCAAGCTGGTTTCCAGAAACACTCTTTGATAATGGATGGATTAAAAGTATAGTTTTATACAAAAAATCAAAGACTGTGCATCCGACTTTGGTCTCCACCACAACACCTGCACAGTTAAAATATGACGATAAATCTTTAAAAAATTTTAGTGAGTTAACAAATAATTTTTTTGTATTAGTTCATTATGACCAACTAATACTATTACAAAAGAATGATAAATTTATAGAAACACAAGAAATTAACTTTGGAGGTTATATCACCCCTCTAGGTGATGTAAGATTATATCTAAATAAAGAACTAATACTATCCAAGATAGATGAAATGTAAAGGGAGGTTTATAGTTTAATGCAATACGGACGAGTTTATCTCACAAAGCAGGGGCGAAACCTTTTAGCTAAGGGTCAAGCGGGGAACGAGCTACGTTTTACGCGTTTTGCTTATGGCGATGGGATAATAAAAAATGAAGCTGAACTGTTTGAGATGAAAAAGCTTAAACACGAGATAGCTACTGCTGGATTTAGGCAAAATGCAGTTAAGGTTAATGGCGATGGCAGTGCTACTATATCAGTTTTACTTACTAATGACACTAATGCTAGCTGGGTTGATATGACGGAGTTTGGGATATTTGCACAAGATCCTGATGTGGGTGAGGTGCTATATGCTGTGGGTAGTCAATCAGACCACCCTGAGCCTATACCACCATCTAAAAGTAAGATGTGGGAATTACAGATGGATATCATCGTACAAATTGGCAATGCGGAAAATGTTACGATAAATATAGATAGGTCGCTTACTTATGTAACTTATGAGGAATTTAATGATTTAGCTGGTAAGGGTAGGACTTATCAAACGGTTAAGGGTAACTGGGATTTAATCCAAGATTTAACTTTAAAATTATTAGGTTATGCCTCATCTACTGAGGGTGGGCGTGATACTAGCGTAATTAAGATATCGCATAAAGATATCGGACCGACTGAAAAGGTTGATGGTATATGGGATAAAAGGATTGGAGGCTTTGTAGTTTAATGGGTAATATGATTTATGAAAAATGGGGAGTAGATTATAAGACTAGTATAGGGACTTATGTTGGTAACTATTCTGGCATGTTAATGGGTACTGTTAATTACGTTGTCTATGTAACCACGGGGACGTATTATAGGATACCGCCTAATGAACCTAATGGGAAAATCCAGACTAATAATGGTGCGGTAATTATATCAAATGTTTCTGATAGTAAATTTACGCCAGTAGGCGACGAAAGACACGTAACGAATGGTAGTTATTTATATGTGCAGAATAACCCTGATGGAGGCGGATACAAAGTTTATGCAAACCCAGAGCATGGACCTAGAAAAACATATTTGCTAGAGACAATTACTGCCGAAGATGGGACTTATCCTGATAATGGCGTAAAAGATGGATATTGGTACATTAAAAAAGGTCCATCTAATACATCACCTAGAATATCTAGAGGTAACGCTAATCTAGGTAGTAAATCTAGTGGGTTTAGTGAGTCTTTTAAATTATATGATGACAATCTAGAGGATAATTTAACGCTGATTGTAACTTTAATATCATCAGATGGTACACGTACACAGATTTTAAAGGTTAATAACGCTTTAAGAAATAATCTTTATACTGCAAAGGTTAGTGATACACAGCTTAAAACTTTGCCTTTAAATAAATCTCATACGCTAAATATCAGCGTTACGGATGGTGCTGAAACACAAAATACTAACTTAACTTTTACTCGTACTAATAGCTTGCCTACTATAAAGATAGCTAATAGTAATTTAGGTGAGCAAAATAAGGAGTTTAGCTTTAAATTTACCCCTGATGATGCGGATGGTGATAATATATCTGCAAAAGTGTATATTGATGGCATACAGATAGCTGATTTAGGTAGTGTAACACGCGGTAAAGAGATTACTCATGCTATTGAGCGTAAGGATTTTATCACGCTTAAAAATGGTGGCCATAAGATAAAAATTGATGTGACTGATAGTAATGGTGGGGTCTCTAGTGGTTATATAGATTTTACTAAGAGGGTTACATGGTACACGTACGAGTTTACCCAAGAGGTTGATGAGATGGCTAGTGAGATTAGGATTGATATGTTAGCTGAGTTAAAGACTGGGGTTAAGATTGATATACAAGTATGTAATAATGCTTTAGATAGTAAGCCGACGTGGGAAAAAGCGGAAGAAGGTAAGTGGAAGCGATTAGATAACACTACTAAAACTGCTGGAAAATGGGCTGTTGGTGTTAAGGTGCGTGTTGATAGAGGTACGGCTAAAACTGATAGTTATATTTATGGCTGGAATGTTAGTTTTGCATAGGAGGTTTATATGGGTGTTGAGATTTTAAAAAAAGGCGGTAAGGTTAGTAGACCTGCTGTTGATATAAGTACTGATGATATTGTTAATGCGGTACTTAAAAAGATAGAATTACCTGATATTGATGTTGATAGCATAAAAGAGGATATCAAAAAAGATATCGTTACTAAAGAGGAGTTAGAGGCGGTTAAAACTACTGTTACTAATCAAGCTAAGGCGATTAATAGGATTGACGCTGATTTAGATGTGTTAGGGGGTACTGATGAGTAGACGAGATAAACTTAAAAAGTTAAGAGATGATATAGACGCTACCAAAAAAACGACGGAGCGTCTTTTATTTTACTCGGATTTATCTAAAGAGGATAAGGATAGCCTGCTATCTGTTTATGATGAGTGGGCTACTGGTAAGGCGTATAAGGCTGGTGATCTTGTAAGATATGAGGGTGAGTTATACGAGGTGATACAACCTCATACATCACAAGCTGACAGGATACCTGCAAGTACTCCTGCACTTTTTACCGTAGCTACTCCTAAGGGTGACGGTACACAAGAGATTATACCAGACTTTAGACAACCTACTGGTGCACACGATGCGTACAAAGAAGGTGCAAAAGTAAGATTTGGTGGTAAGGTGTATGAGTCTAGGATAGATAATAATGCTTATAGCCCTGCAGATTATCCAAAAGGTTGGAGGGAGATTAATTGATGATCGAGTTTGTAAATATACAAAATTTAGTGGAGGCTTATAGTCGTATAGTTAAGGTTAGCTACTATCAAATCTTTGCGATGGTCGTTTTTTTAGACCTTTTAACTGGGTGGGGTAAGGCGTTTATTACTCACACTGCTGATAGCCGTGTGGGGTCTAGAGGTCTTTTAAGGCATTTAATGGTTGTGAGTTTAGTGTTTTTAGTATGCCCGTACCTTTGGCTTTTAGGTATGGCAAGTTTTGCAAGGGCTATACTTGCTTTTTTTATACTTACTTATCTAACGTCAATCGTAGAAAATTTAGGTGAGGCTGGAGTGCCTGTCCCACCTTTTATAGCTGAGCATCTAAAACGCTTAAAAAAGGATGCTGAAAATATTACTATAAAAAATATAGAGGCGGTTGATAGTGTTGAGTTAGGGGATAATGAGCTTAAAATTAGCATGACTAACCACTGTAAGGAGGATAAAAAAGATGACGCTCCACAAGGATAAAGTTGAAAAGTTTATAAGTGCGTGTATGGTTTATAAGGGGGATAGATATAGTCAACCTTATAGGCTTAAAAAAGGATATTCTGACTGCTCTAGCATCATCCAAAAAGGCGGTGCTAGTATGGGGCTATGGGGCTTTAATGATACGGTAACTACTCGCGGGATACGCGATGGGGATAAAAGATTTTATCAAATATCTTTTAAGGATTTACAGCGTGGTGATATCCTATGGTGGCAAAAGCCTAATATCAAAAGATATGAGGGTCATGTGGGGGTCTATCTAGGTGATGGTAAGGTGCTTGAGGCTATATATGCTGGTGTGCTTATTAAGGATATTAAGCGTTTAGCATGGCAACGTGTGTATAGGGTTAAGGCTCTAGAAACGGTAGATACTGTTAAGGTGCAGGATAAAGTTAAAAAGGGGGTTATTTTAGTGGCTAATAAAAAAGGTAAGGTTAATACTAATGTGCTTAATGTGCGTGATGTAGACGGTACACAGGGCGATATTATAGATAAGGTTAAACTAGGTGATATTTTAGATATTACTGGTGAGACTACTAACGGTTGGTACCAGATTGTTTTACGTGGTCGTAAGGGCTATGTTAGTGGTAAGTATGTTGATATTGTTAATGTGGCTAGTGACTGGGCTAAGGATAGTGTAGATAAGCTTGTTAAGGCTGGTGTTAGTGATGGTAGTAGATTACAGGAGCCTATTACGAGGGAAGAGGTTTTAGTTATGATTGATAGGGCTTTAAAGCTTTAAATAAATGGAAATAATTTATCGTTTATCGTTTCAAACGATTTGCAACGATAAAAAACGGGGTAGGTGTAAAAGCCTACCCTTATTTTTTTATGCACAAAAAATGAAGTCGTGTGATAATGAAAAAATACCTA